GCGCTGGAGATGACACGCGGATGCGTGGCATTTATAAAAAAAAGAAGCCAACCCCAGTTAAGGGATTGGCTGAGAGCTCTACAGTAGAGCCTTGAAGAGACGGATTGCCCTAAGAAAAGGCTCCCGATCTTCAGGATGATCCATCTCTAACGAGTAGAGTGTATCATATATCTCCGTGATTACTTCAAACACAGAGAGGTTAGGCACGTCCCAACCGTCCGGCACAGCTCCACCGAAATGGAACGGATGCTCACAACCTGCCATTTTGCAGAGTGCTTCTGCGTATGGAGGAGTGATTGCAGTTTCAACTATGAAACCGAAGGTGGCGTCTTCAACGCCAAGTTTTATGGCAGGTTTAGCCATGGTATGCTCCTTTCAAGAACATTAAAAAGCGGGATTGCTTTTAAAAAAAAGAAGCCAACCCCAGTTAAGGGATTGGCAAGCGAGCCTTAGAATAGCTCAGGTTCTCGCTTCATTATTTCCTCCAGTTCTTTACGGAGGAATTCCATGGAGCGGTCGTATTCTTCCTCAGTTGCAGGAAGAGAAGAAGGGCGAACGTTATAAACGCTTTTGTAAACGTTATGGTAGCACGCGATGTCGTCATTGTCTGGATATGTATAAGACATAGTATTCTCCTTGATGTAGGTTAAGATGTAGGTGGGCTAGACGGTTGGGAGAAAAAAGATACCCCCAATAGTAATTGGAGGTATAAGTTTTGTTAGAAGTAGGTTTGAAGGAATTTGTTTAGTGGTAGTGGTTTGTTATATATTTGGTGGTAAGGATTGATTGGTTGAGTGAGATTTTGTGAAATGAGTGTTGGGGAATCAACGGTGATGTTGAGGTAGTCGCATTGTGTGAATGAGTTATCGGTTATAAAGGATTGATATTGTTGTGGAGTTAGTAATATTTGAAATGATATTGAATTTTTTGGAGAAGTGTAAATTGTGATTGTATAGTTTGTAAGGTTAGACATGGAGTGGTTCCTTTGTTATAAAAATGAAAGTGAATATTGTTGAAGATAATTTATGAATATAAATAAAAAAGAGAGATGAGATAGAGTGATAGGGTAGATGTATGAGGTGAATGTGAGGATGTGTGTGAGGTGATATAAGATGAATGTGAGGATGTGTGTGAGGTTAAGAAGGAGTGAGAGGGTGAGAATGGGGGTGGGTGAGAGGGAGTGTGAGGGTGAGGGGAGGAGGTGGGAGAAGGGTGAGAGGAGGAAAGGGGGGTATGGGAATTATAGTGGTAGGTATATATATTTACCTTACTTTATACGCTTATCCCCACAGGCACGTACTAGTCCACCCTAAAGAATACATGGGGGCTACCCAACATATTGTATAAGTCCCTTTAGAAGGACTAAAAATAAAAATATAGAGACGGGATAAAACTTCGTCTCATCTATTCCTAGAGAGGAAATGGGTATGATTGAGGTCCTCGCGTTAGCTGGCGCTATTACACAAATTTCAGGTGCTATTAGTAGTAGTATTCAAGCGGGAAGGGATGTTTCTGATCTCCTCCCCCACTTTGGAAAATTAGCAAGACTCGATACAGAGATACAACTCGCAGAGAATGGGAGACATAAAGGCCCGTTAGGTAGACTAACCTCATCTGAGGAGGAAGGCTTTGCAATTGCTCAAGCTAAGATGAAGCATAAAGAGTGTATGGATAATTTGCGCTCGATGTGTCGTCTATACGGACCACCAGGTATGTGGAACTTAGTCGTACAAGAGCAAGCCGCTGCGAGGCAAAGACATAAGGAGCAATTGGAAGCTCAAGCGAAAGCGAGAGACCAGATGTTCTGGGGAATATCTCTTGGGGTAGGTGCAATTGTCCTAGTAGGTGGAATATTTGGAATGTATTGGGGATTAGATTTCCTAGTGAATGGATGAAGACTATAAGAGGACAATAGTCTATTATGGATAGAAAACAAGCAAAAGCTTTATTAGTGGAGAAGAAGAGGAGGGAGAAGTTAAAAACTTATGAGACAGATTTTACTTCCTTCGCTTCAGAGCAGATAAAGATTATAACGAAGGATACGGGGCAAGGCTTCATCCCCTTCACATTTAACGAATGTCAAAAGCAGATCACTACAGCTTTAGAAAAACAATATGAAGAAACAGGAAGAGTGAGGGCGATTATCCTTAAAGCACGCCAGCAAGGTATTAGTACGTATTGCGCTGGTAGAGTATTTTGGAAATCCTACTATTCTCCCCACTCCCGTTCTGTTGTTATGGCTCATGACTCAGCTACTTCAGACGCTCTATTTAATATGTCTAAAAATCTCATTAAGAATATGGGAGGGGATATAGCGCCGAAGGAGGTGAGGTCTAACGCGAAGGAGATTATCATTAATTCCCCCGCGATGCCGAAAGATACAACAGCATCTTACCGTCTCTACACAGCTGGCTCACCAGAAGCAGGGAGGGGAACAACTCCCACCATCGCGCACCTATCAGAGGTTGCGTTTTGGCAGCATGATGAGAAGATCTTAGCTGGTTTATTCCAAGGTATATCCCAAGCTGAGGGTACGGAAGTTATTCTAGAATCCACAGCTAATGGTGCTAAAGGGGAATTTTACCGGTTGTGGAAGGGTGCTATAGCAGGAGAGAATGAGTACTTGCCTATTTTCCTCCCATGGTTTATTACTCCAGAGTATAGACGTACTGCTCCAGAAGGTATGGAGCTGGATATGGAGGAGGATAAGTTAAAGGAGAAGTTTTCTCTTGATGATGACCAACTCTACTGGAGAAGGTTAAAGATAGCAGAAGGTGGGAAGATAAAGTTCCAACAGGAATACCCATCCACACCAGATGAGGCATTTATTGTCTCCGGTGCTAATGTGTTTAACGTGGAGAAGCTCGACTTACTTATACCTCGCCCCCACTCCCGTCGCTCAGAATGGGATGCTTCATCTAAAATGTTTGATGAGCATAAGGAAGGTAATCTATTTATATGGGATTATCCTCAATGGGAAGAGCCTTACGTAATAGGAGCAGATGTTTCTCTAGGGGTTGGCCAAGATTACTCCTGCGCTGTAGTGCTAAATAAAAAATATGAGGTATGTGCCCTATATAGAAGCAATAGAATAGACCCTTCCTCATGGGGAGAACTACTATTCTACTTAGGACGCTACTATAATAACGCATTTCTCGCTGTAGAATCTAATTCCATGGGTATTGCGACGCTACAAAAGCTAGACCATATGGGCTATATAAACCTCTACAAGCAAACAAAGATTGCAAATGTGAGTAACGAATCTGGGGAAAGACTAGGTTTCCGCACCACCTCCGCAACAAAGCCTGCAATTATAGGTAATTTAAAGAATCTTATAGAGAATGAGGAGATTATGATTCCCTCTACTCAAATGATACAAGAATTAAAAGATTATGTCGCAACTGAAAGTGGTAAAACAGAAGCAGCACCTGGCTGCTATGATGATAGTGTTATTTCTCTCGCAATATGCGCTGAAGTATTACGCACCCACTGGGATCGGTTGATGACGAAGAATGTCTCCTGGACAGAACGTGTAGGAGATTTTGAGCCAGATAATACATCCTGGCTATAAAGAATTCCGCATGTCCTCAGCTCACGGTGGCTGGGCGCGGAAGAGCCACCAACTTAGACAGTTCGATAGACCCGCAGGAGGGAAGGACATGCGTTACAGTGAACAGGTTATACAACCTGAGAAGGAAAGTAAAAAGAAAAAGAGTGAGAAGAAGGAAAAACCTCGAGAGATGGATAAGCCCGGCTCTTACACTACGGAAAGTTTAAAACCTCTAAAATCCCCACCACTAATGGGGTCTAACCCCTGGTCAGTGTGATTAATATGGATGGATATAAACAAAAAGTAAGTGATGAGCAGCTAATTAATCTTGTCGAATCCGGTGTACAAAACTCCGTAGGAGATTGGTTAAACTCCTCAGATCTTGCAAGGGAAAGATTAAAATCTACGTATGAGTACGCAGGTGTTGCTGAATCGCACTTAAAACCTCAAGGCGTTTCCTCTATAGTAGATACCTCAACCACGGAAGTTATTGAAGCTTACACAGCTATTCTCTCAGAACTATTCCTTAATAATGGGAAGTTAGCAAAGTTTGAACCGATGGACGATAGTCCAGCGGGGTGGAATAAAGCGCATCAAGCGTCTATGCTAACTAATCACGCCATATTCAAACAGAATAAGGGGTGGGAACTATTACAGACGTGGATTAAATCCGCTCTCCTATGGAAGAATTCTATCATCCGATGGGATTATATAGAGGATTACCAGTATAAGATTGAAGAGTATGATGAGATTACTCCAGAGCGCCTAGACCTCCTCCTCTCAGAGGATGGTGTAGAACTTATTGGAGAGTTGAAGTACGATAATAAAATCAGTACAGTTGTAGATCCCCTCGCAGATCCGATAGATGCACAGCTTATCTACACAGATGTACGTATACGTAGGAAGAAGGATAAGTCCCGCGTCCGTATTGAGAACATCCCACCAGAAGCTTTCCGTATATCTCGGGATGCTAAATCAATAGATGAAGCTGTCTTTGTAGGTATACAAGTTGAGATGACGCGGAGTGAGATCCGTAAGCAGTGGCCTGATATTGTAAAAGGGTGGAGTGAGGATGACTGGAACGAGCTGGGAACAGATGACGGTTGGATGGGAAGTACTCGCTACTCCCAAGACATTGCCGCGAGAAAGTTCGTCACAGGACAAGAGTACTGGCAAGGAAGTGCAAGTGAAGATCACTTCCCCCTCGAAGCTAATAGACCCGTAACTATCACAGAATGCTGGATGCATGTTGATAGGGATGGAGATGGTATAGCTGAGCTAAAACATTTTATAATTGTGGGAAGTAACATATTAGATGAGTCTGATGTGGATATGGTACCATTAGCTTGTCTCTCCCCTATCGATATTCCTTTCGAGTTCTATGGTTTAAGTATGGCGGACTTTACACGTTCCTCCACTCTTGCCTCAACCGCTATATTACGTGGTTTCGTAGAAAATACATATCTAACTAATTACGCACCTAAGTTGGCAGATCCAAACGTTGTTGATTTCTCTGCGTTGCAGAATATGAAGCCTAAGCAGATTATTCCAACGAATGGGAATCCTCAAGCAGCGGTATCCCCACTACCTCCAGAAGCAATATCAACTGGTACAGTTCCCCTCTTAGAGCATCTCCAACTTCTTAAAGAGCAAGCTACGGGGATGAGTAAAGCGGCTCAAGGATTGCAGGATGAGTTATATGTCTCAGGTAATAGTGAGGCTAAACTATCAGCAATACAGAGTGCTTCACAAAAACGGATCCAACATATTGCTAGACGTTTCGCAGAGACTGGGTTAAAGCGCTTATGTAAAGGTGTATACCAAACGATGCGTGAGTGTGTGAACACTAAGATTAAGATGAGGTATGAGGGAGTTTACTTGGAAGTAGACCCACAAGAGCTGCCCCATGAAATGGAGTGCACAATTTTCTTAGACCTCGGTGAAAACTCAAATGCTAATCAAATACAGAAGTTAACTAAGGTTGGCTCTGAGATTCTACCTGCTTTAAACGAGCAGGGAGCTGGCATGGTAGTTAAGCCTCAAGCCCCCGCAATACTTGCTACTAAACTTGTAGAAGCTATGGGGTTGGATAGCAATGATTTCTTAGAAGACTACACCACGGATGAGTTTAAGGAGAAAGCAGCTAAATCTGTTGAAGAGCAAACTAAGAGTAGTATGGAACGTCAACAAATGGAAACTGCTAAGCTCAAATCAGATGCTGCTTTAGCAGAGGCGAATGTTTCATTTACTAATGCTCAGTCTAAAAATACTATGGATGATAATGCTAAACAGCTTGCTGTAGCTATTGATAGACACTTCCAAGAGTGGGCTGATTTGGAAATCAAAGCCGCTAAAGAGGGTATGGAAAAACCGGTACGTCCAGACTTCAATCAAATCATACAAATGGCAAAAACAATTATTAATCCCCCAAATGAAGGACAATAATGGATAAGTATAAAAAGGCAGCTGAGAAGAGGCTGACACAGAAAGTACATCCTGATGAGTTAGCGAAGGAGGCT